TGCCATGCGCAGCGCAACGACTTGCGCGCTATCTCTCGACGCGACTCGACGCCCTCACGCCGGACGCGCGCTCGGGCCGCTCGGGCCGGATGACCTCGACCGGCTCGACGACGTGCCACATGACCCGGCGAGCGAGGTATCGCAGGGCATCAACCGCGTGGTCGCTCACGCCGTCTTTGAACGGCTCTTCTCGACCGCGCGGGTCCCATCGGTAGCTGAGGAGTGACCGATGCATCGACCGCCCCGTCTCATCGCCCGCGCCCGACTCGGCGAGCGAGCGATGCAACATGAGCCGCCGTTGCTCCATCGCGAGGCGCATGCGGTTCAGAGAGCTGATGACTGAGCGCCGCTCCGGGATGGTCTCGACGACCGGGCGCAAGCCCAACCCATCGGGCTCACCCATTGCAATCATGTCGAGGTCAGAGTGCCCGGTTTGCGCGGAGTGCGCGGCGCCGGCCGGGTCCGTCACTATCTCATCGATGGGGATGCGGCCGTTTGCGCGGTGCCGCGGCGCGGCGTCCCGGGCGATGCGCCGGCACATCTCCCCGACCGTGATGTGACGCCCTGTCGAGTACCACTCGCGCATGACCACCCATCGACCGCGCGCGGCGTCCTCTGCCGCGAGGATAGCGTGCGGATTGTTCAGACCGAGGTCCATTGCGAGGACCGTTCGGCAGTGGCGCCAATCGGGCGTCCAGTCGGTCAGCACGCCGTCGGGGTCGAGCCGCGGCACGTATTCCTCGACGATTTGGCCCTCCGGCGTGTACTCCTCCCCGTCGAGCATCGCCCGCGCCTGCCGCTCAGTCATCGTCGCGCGGACGCGGGCCTCATAATCCGGGGCATTGTGGGTATTGTCCCGGGTGCGGGGCCGCCACGTCCGCCCGGCGGCCCGATCAATCTCGCGGAGCCACCATGTATTGACCGGGAGGCCCGATGCGATGACCAATGGCGAGCAATTGCGCCCGGCGATGTCGACGGCCTCGACCCGGGTCCGCTCCTGCCACACAGTCCAATAGCGCGAGTCAATCTGCTGGCACTCATCGGCGATGAGGGCGTGCAAATTCATGCCCTCGATTGGACTGCCGCCGATGCGCGGGTCTCCGGTGGTATCGAGGTGCCGGAGCCGGATGACCGACCCGGACGGCCACCGAAACTCGGCATCGCTCGGGCGCCACACCCCGCCGACGGACGGCGCGAGTTGCGAGAGTAGCGGGAGGTGAATGTCTCGCAGGGATGTGTAGCAATCCATCACGAGGGCGATTTCAGCCCCGGGTCGGGTCGCAGCGAGCATCGACGCGCACGCGCAAGCGATCGCAGACTTGCCCGACCCCTTGCCACCGGCCCAGCCGTATGACCCGCCGGCGCATCGCAGGATGTCCCGTAGCGCCTCACCCTGCCACGGCAAGGGTGCGAACGTGGCGAGACTGAGTGGCATTAGCCGCCCTCGACGACCGCCCGCAGCGCCCCGAGCGCGAGTACCGCGTCCGCCGGCACCGCACGCCCCTCCATGTGCGCTTGGGTGGCGTAGACGATGCCGTCGAGCATCTCCTGTAGGCAATCAACCCACGGGTCGCGCCCGTTGTGCGCGCAGAGTTCCGTGCCGTACTTCTCGCGCCCCATCTCGCGCCGGGCGATGAGCATCTCGGAGACGGCACAGTCCCCAAGTCGGCGCACGGCCTCATCGGTCACCGATGCGCCATTGCCGCGCGGGGGCGGCTCAGCATACGCCGCGCGGGCAGCAAGACCACGCAGGCCGTCCGTCCGGCCGCGGACATGCTCTGCCGCCCACATGGCATCGAGCAGCGTCTTGCGGCGCTCGACGTGCGGCGGGTCCGGGTATCGGCTCACGAGTGCGGCATACCCATCGCTCCACGGCACGACGACCACCCCGGGCACGTCGTCGGACACCCATCGGCGGACCGGGTTCCCCTCCTCACGCCATGTCACTTGCTTTCCCCTTCGGTGAGCTTAGCCAGGAGCGCGGCGACGGCCTTGTTCGGGTCCGCGACCTCGACGACGTTATGGTCCCGCCGGCCCCAGTTCTCGGGGCGGCGCCGCTCTAGCCACCATTGCGCGGCCGATGCATTGCCGTCTTCCGCCGCAGCGACGACGATTCGAGCCATGCGAGTTTCCGCCGCATCGCGCGCGCGCGTCGCCTCCCGCAGAAACTGATCAAAAGGCTCTTCGCCTTCGGCTCCGCGCGCTTTCCATTCCATGATGCACCGCTCGGTCAGACCCGCATGCGCCGCCGCGGCAGCCCACGAAACACCAAGCGCGAGAGCCTCGCAAACCTTGGCGGTCGCCTCCGGTGTGCATTTGGTAGGTCTTCCCATGCCTATCACCCTACCCCAAGCCAGTCGACGCCGACAAGCCGGACGCCGACGGTCTCGGCCTCGCCCGGGCGCACCGTGCGACGCCTGACCCGCTGCACATGACCGAGCAGCGCATGCCAGTCGATGCGCCACGTTGCGCCCCACGCCGATAGGACGACGCATGCGATGCCGTGGTGTGCATAGGTGTCGAGCTGTCGCACTTGCCCCGGAGTAACCCCGGCATCTCCGACGCTGTACCCGGACGGATCAACCCCGGAGTCCCACGAGTCCTCGCCGGAGTGCGTCTTAGCCTCGACCGCAATCGGCACGATTCGACCGCCGACCGTGCCGAATCCGATGAAGTCCACCCCAGCCTTGGCCGCGAAACACGCGGGAAAGCATGCCCGGCCGCGCGCATCAAGCCGCGTCCGCCCGAGCACCGTCACCGGGGTAGGGATGCGGGTCATGTGCGCCCGACCCTGCGCGTGATACTGCGCGTGTTGATGGTCTAGGGCATCTTCGAGCGCGAGGCCCTGCGCGCGGTTTGCGCGGCCGATGGTGCGGGCAGTCATGCGCCCCTCCGACGGTCAGACCCGCCCATCTCGCCAATGCGGCACGACGCCCCGAGCCGAGACCATACCCGGTCCCCGACATAGCCGCGGCAGTGGTCGGCAGTCATGTTCGTGGTAATGACCACGGCGCCCGATTCGGCCCGCGGCCCGATGATGCGCTCGGCAAGCTCGGCCTCAAACTCGGTCCGGCGCCCGGCGAGCTCGTCGACGACGAGAATGCGCGGAGTGCCGACGAGCTTGACGACGAGCGGCCCGAGTTGCCCGCCGCCTGCGACCTCATCTTTCATCCGTGCCACCATCGTAGGCCAATGCAGCCACCGGACGGAGACGGACTCGACGAGAGACAGCGCCACGGCCGCCGCGGTCCATGACTTGCCCACTCCGTTCTGGCCGTGCCACACCCGGCCGCGCCCGCCTGCGACGTCCGCCGCCACCCGGTCGATGTCCCCGAGCGACACCGATCCCGTCCACTCGCGTCGGACGCGGAGCGCCCATGCTGGGAATCGAGCGGCAGTGAATCGCTGGGCCTGCGACGCGACCGCGGCGCACGTCCCGCACGGGCGCGTCACCTCATACCCGCCCGGCCGCTCTTCGACAACCCACCCCCTGATGCACCCGGCGGGGCATCGCCCAACGACGCGCCGAACCGCGAGGTCTTCGCACACGTCCTCGACGACGCGCATCGGCTCATGCTCGACCGGGCGAATCGACGCCATGAGGTCCGCCACCACGGATTGCAACTCGGCTACCATTCGGAATCTTCCTCCGGAGTCAACAGGACGAACGGGCCACAATCGGCAATCGCATGGTCATCCCGATCAAATCCCCGCGCGCCCGCGTTCGTGTACCCGCCCGCCAGGAATACGGGGACCGCTCGCCCATCGAACGTCACGCCCCAAACATCCCCGTCTTGGTCGCGGTAGACCTCGCCCGGCTTTGCGTCTCTCAGGTCTCGCATCACAACTCCCCAGGCGCAAGCGGTCGAGGACCGAACTCGTCGGTCGACCGCGCGGTGTGCCGACCCGTGGTGTCGGCATTCGGTTGACGGACTGGTCGCCCGCGAGGCTCACCCCTCGCCACGGCCTCGACGACCGGGCGTAGGTAGGCCAAGGTCAGCCCGCCCCGGGCGGACTCGTGACCCCGGGCAATTGCTTCCTTGACCGTCGCCGCCCCGTGCTGCGCGGTCATGTCCGAGAGGGCCTGGACCGTCGCAGGCGGCACGAACATGCCGCCGCGTTGCTGCGTCAAGCGGAACGCCTCGCAGACATCGGCCAACCCGTCCGGGGCCGGCGTCGGCGTCGGCGGAGGTTCAACCGCGCGCACGCGCGGCGTAGTAGATCCTCCTCCGGTTATAGGAGACGTACTGTCGTGTACTGTACTGTACTGTACTGTAGCGGTCTCCGAGACGTCGTCGCGACGCCCCCGTTGCGTCTCCGAGTCGTCGCGAGACGTCTCCGAGACGTCTCCGAGACGTCGTTTCTCACGCCACCGACGTTGACGCTCGCGCTTCGATTCGTCCTGTCGTTGGTACTCGGACCATGACCGAGCCGTGAGCCCACCATCGACATCGACGACGAGCCCGACCGCGATGAACTTGTCGAGGATGGACCGGCCCGATGCCGCGATGACCCCGTCGAGCCCGGCGGCGCGCACCAACCGCGCATCAGACAGCGCGCGCTCGGATGCGACGCCGTCGCCGGCCTTGATGGCGTCCAGGATGAACGGCCACGCCCACGGGACTGCGGCCTCGACATCCTCATCGGCCCACCACTTGACGGCCATCGCGTACCAGCTCACGGGTGGACCTCGAAAATCTCCCGAAGGTCAACGTCGAGCAGCGCGCTCAAGCGCAAGGCGTTGACCAACTGCGGGCAGTTGCGGCCATCGCGCCACTGGAGGACGCACACCGGGTCGACCCCGAGCGCGAGCCCCACTCGGTTCATGTTCAGGCCCTTTGCGGCCATCGCTGCAATCATCTTCTCTCGGTTGGCTTTTGCTTTCATGCTGCCACCCTATCGCCGCACTTGCACGGCGTCAACGGTCATTCCGGGTTATCCGGCGGCCCACCGACGTAGGCGCGATAAAACGTGTGGACAATGGCCCCCACGCGCCCGCTACGGCGTTCGTGACACGCCCCCGGCCGGTCATTCGGCCCGCAGTAAAAACGGGCCTCCATCGACCACGCAGGGGCCTCCACGATGCCGATCGCGGCCTTGAAGCCGATGACGAGGTGTCGCACCCGGAGCACGCGCGGTTCCGCCGGGCACCCAAGCGCGAACTGGTGCCGCTCGGACAGTACCGAGAGCAACGACCGCCCCGAGTCGAGCGCGCGGCCCCGGGCGACGGCGAGCACGGCCGCAGCGTCGTCGAGCCGGTCGCCGGACTCGCATCGGGCGACGTCGGCGGCCAGAAGGGCGGTCAGGATGAGCGCCGTCAAGGGTGTCCCTCCATCGTCACCGGGACCTCGCGGTCCAGTCGAGGCCCGCGCACTTGCTCGCCTGGCGCCGCGCCGACCAGGACTGCGAGGACGAACCCGGCCGCGAATGCGACACCGCACCAAAATAGGTCGACCCGCGGGCCGACCGGGCTATTCCGCACCGTCATAGGCGACGCCCTCCACTAGATAGGAAACCGAGACCCCCAACGCGATTGAGACCCGGTGCAGGGTGTCGAGCGTCGGGCTGCTGGCCCCAGTGATGACGTTGTGCAGGCCACGATAGGTGATGCCTGCGGCCTTAGCGACGCGCGCGACCGGAATGCCTCTCGCGATGCGCTCTTCTTCGATTCGTTGTCCGATGGTCATGAGCGGACCATACCGCGCTCGGCGCCCCGTGTCAAAAAAAGTTCAGGCGTGCATTTTTGTTCTTGCTCGACGCGAATCCAGCATGTACGGTTCAGGGGTCGACGCAATCCAGCGCGACCAACACGGAGGACAAGATGGACCTGGAAAGCCTCTACCACGGCCAGATCGACGCAATGGCCGACGACATCAAGGCCCACGTCAAGAACGGCGATCTGCACCGCGCGGCCCTCGTCGCCGCGTCGATGTCGTCGACGCTCGCCACAATGCTGACCATCGTTCGCTTCGAGCAGGGCGTGGCCGACGAGCGGGCAAAGCGCGCGGTCCTCGACGCCGCGGAGCGCGAGGGGCGTGAATCGGCCGCCGAGATGATCCGCCGCATGGACGGGGTGCAGTGATGCGCTACCTGTACGGCCACCCGACGGCCCGAACGATCACCATCGGGCCCGGCGACTTCGACCCGCCCGACGACTGTGACGAGGACCGGACCGAGAGAGTGTACCGGCTGGACCGCGTGATCCAGCGCCAAGGGATCGCCGTTGCCCGATACACCGTGACCGAGGTCGACCCGCGGACCCACGAGATCCGGCGGTACGCCTACCGCAACTGGAGCGTGGTGCGCTGGCTCGACGGCTGGCCGGCATGGGAGCTTGGCGGGCCCGGCTTCCACCGCGCCGTCGAGTGGTGCCGGAAGCAAGCGAAGAAGCGCGGCAACCGGATGCCGCGCGTGTGGGTGCGTCTCGTCGAACTGGCCGCAAAGAATGGGGTGGAGTTGAAGCCGTGAAGATCAACAGCCACATCAGCTACGAGCAGTATCGGGCGCTGCCCGGTGTCAACGTGTCCTCGCTGAAGGAACTGCGCCGGTCGCCGCTGCACTACCGGCACCGGCTGTCGCATCCGCAGACATCCGACGCACTGACCCTCGGGACCGCGGCGCACGTCGCGACGCTGGAGCCGCACCGCTACCCCGAGGCGATCGCAGTGTGGGACCGCAAGACCGAGACGGGGCGCGCTGCTCCCCGGACGGGCAAGGCGTGGGATGCGTTCGTCGCCGAGAACGCCGGCCGCACCATCCTCACCCTTGAGGAGCACGAGACGGCGCAGGCGATCGCCGCGGCCGTCCGCTCTGACCCGACGGCGGCCCGCTACCTGCGCCGCGGCCTGCCCGAGGTGTCGATGCAGTGGGATGCGCACGGCATGCAGTGCAAGGGCCGCGTCGACTGGCTGACGGAACTCGACGGCGTTGACGTGGTCGTGGGTCTGAAGACCGCCCGCGACTGCCGACCGGGCGAATTCGCGCGGCAAGCATACCGGCTCGGCTACCACCTGCAGTGGGCGTACTACCGAGACGGCTTCCAGGCCGTGCGCGGCGTGGCGCCGTACATGGTGGAGATCGTGGTCGAGTCCGCGGCGCCCTACGCCGTGGCCGTCTACACCATTCCCGAGCCGGTGCTCAGCCTTGGCCGCGAGGAGTACGTCGAGCTCCTCGCGATGCTGCGCGACTGCCAGACCGCCGACGTCTGGCCCGGGCCGGTGCCGCACGAGACAGAACTCACCTTTCCGGCCTGGGTCTACGGCGCGGGCGAAGAGATCACCATCGAAGACGCGGAGGTCTAACACGTGGGCGATGACATCACCCCCTTCATCCAGGCGAAGAGCGACCAGCTCAACGCCGACGATCTCATCGGCGGGCCCATCACGGCCCGCATCGTCAACGTCAAGGTCACGGGCGGCGACCAGCAGCCGGTCACGGTCGAACTCGACGAGGGCAAGCCCTGGAAGCCGTGCAAGACGACGATGCGCGTTCTGGCCGCCCTTTGGGGGCCGCGCGCCGGCGAGTGGGTCGGGCGCACTGTCCGTCTGTACCGCGACCCGGCCGTGAAATACGGCGGCGTCGAGGTCGGCGGCATCCGCATCAGCGGCATGTCGCACATCGACAAGCCGAAGGTGCTGACGCTCAGCTCGTCGAAGAAGACGAAAACCGAGTACCGAATCGAGGTCTTGAAGGACACCCCGCAGGCCCGGCCGATGCCCGCCGCTCAGACTCGGCAGGCCAATACGGCCGAACTGCCCACGGTCGACGAGACCAAAGCACTCCGCGACGAACTCGCGACCATCATGGCCGACATCGGCGAGCCTCCGAGCACGCTCCGAGCGTACCTCATGGACACCACGGGGCGCGAGGTCCCGCCGGTCGGGCAGTGGGATGCCGATCGGCTCCAGTGGGCGGTGAGGCAGTTGCGGAACGGCATGCGCGCCAAGTTCCAAGCGTGGCTCGACGCCGCACCGCCCGAGCCGCCCGCCCTGAACGAGGACCCGCGCCCCGACCCAACCGATGACGAACTGCCCATGTAACCCGGCGCCGCATCCTCCCGGCGCCCAATCCCGACCGGCCGGCGGGCAGTCCGGCCACTCTATGCCGCCACGGGATGCGCCCGTTCGACTCGGGCAGCGGCTACACAGGAGGACATCATGGCCAAGTTTATGAAGCAAATCGGTCGATGGACAGACGGAGACAAGGCTGCACTCATCGACGCATTCGGCGCCGCGGAACTTCATGCACTCATCGAAGCCCGCGTGGTGTGCATGATGGCGCGGTACGCAGGCGAGGACCCCGGGCATGTGCGCATCCCGGCCGCCCGCATCGGCGCCGCGGCGCAATCCGTATTCGTGCCGGAAGAGTGCATCCGGGACCGCATCTCGACGATGGTGTATGAGGCGATGGGCGTGAGTCGGCGGAGCACCCGCTCGCGACGCAAGCGCGAACTCGTCGAGTACGCCCGCCGCGGAATCCGAACGCTCGCCGAGATTCGCGCGGCAGACGCCGGGCAGATGCCGCTTGCGTTCTCGACGCCGGCGCCCACCCCTGCGCCCGTCGCGCCCCGCACCCTCGACACCATCGCCGCGGAGTTGCGCGAGGCCCGTGCGACGGCCGCGCGCATCTCGGTCGAGTGCAAGGCAGCAGAGGACCGCATGGTCGCACTTGGCGCGGAGTTTCAGCGCGCGGTGCGGGAGGTCTACGAATAGTGAAGACCACCCCAACGCGTCTGCGCTCTGTCGACCACGCGGGCCAGGTCATCATCTGCCAGAGCCCGGTCAATCATGCCGGCCCGTGCTCCCCTTGGTCTGACGACCACTATGGCGGGCGGGTCTGCGGCGCAAACGACGGCAAAGGCCGCGCGT